ACTTATTCTTGCTTACGGTCAGGTCAAGGCGGCAGCATACTTGCGTGGTACGGAAGTCCGGCAGTTTACGGAAGCTGGTATAAACTTGTATGGAGAGTTGCAACGCTATTTTGAAGAAGCAAAAGGCGAGGCATACACCACTGCACAAATAGTGGATATGATTTCCAAACGAAAAGTAACTTTTGAGGATATTGAGAACATCTTCAAACGGTTAACTGAAAGCGGAGGGTTGTTCTACAATATGCAGGAAATTCAAGCCGAAACTTTGCAAGGTAAGATTTCAAACTTGCAGGATAGTATCGATGTGATGCTTAATTCTATTGGTAAGGCTAATGAAGATACGCTGAAAGGTTCTATTGATTCAATTAAGGTATTGATTGATAATTGGGAAACGGTTGTTGAAGTTGCAAAGACGTTCGGTGTCGTAGTAGGCTCATTGCTATTAGCACCCAAAATAAAAGCTGTTACCCAAGGAGTAGGCTTATTATCTTTTGCTTTAACAAAAGCTGAAACTTCATTACGCTCTTTAGGTCTTGCTTTTAAAGCATCTCTTCCATTAATGGCTCTCGGAGCAGCCTTACAACTTGTAAATGAGTTGTGGAACGTTCATTCCCAATATAACAAAATGTTGAGAGAAAGCAGCAATAAGTATTATACTGCTCAATTAAGGATAGGAGAAATAGACGAAATAGCTAAAAATGACACAAGAAAAGCATTATCATCCTTGGTGAAAGAGATGAATAATGAAGGATTTGAAATAGAGATAAAGCCCAATATATCAGAAAAAGAAGCAAAAGAGCAATTTGAAGAGTACAAAAAACAATATACAGACTTCTTAGAAGATATTAGAAAAATTGAAGCCAACTATGCAGAAAACAGAAAGAAGGGCTGGCTGATAGGTAATGATGATATTGAAACTGATTTAAACGAATACGAAAATGCCTCCAATGATTTTATAGCGAAAGGTAATAAAATACAAGCCGAACTATTAAGGATTTCCGAGGAATCAACTTCTTTAGGTAAAGGAGCAAAAGACTACATACAAGAGCTTGTAAAAGGAAAGAAAGAGGGTGAGAGTTTAATTGAATACTATGAAAGACTTGCGGATTACTTGGAAAGAATAAAAAATGGGGTTCTTTTTGCAGGTAAGAAAAGTTCTATTTTCAGTTCGTTCTTAGGCTCAAGGAAAGACATGGAAAAAGAAAAAGAGTCTGCCATTCAAGAAATACATGAAATTTTTGACACTATAAATGATGAGGTAATAAAAGGTAATAAGACAAGAGAACAATTTAGGATTTTAATAGATAAAAAAGCTCTTGACGAACAATGGTCCGAAATAAAAAAAGAACTTGCATATAATGTATATGAATTAGGAGATATAAAAGTTCCTCTTAGACCAGGGATAAATAAAGAAGAACCTGAACCAGACCCCAAACATGAACGAGATATTTTAGCAGAGCGCATTTCCCTTATTAAAGAGCTTAACAAAGAATACGAGAAGCTGAACAAGGTAATGGGCAGTAAGGAAGCGGCTAAAACTGTCATGGAGCGTTATGAGGAATCACTTAAAAACGTGAATATGCCTAAAAGCATCATCGGGGATATGTTCCTTCCAAACAAGAAGAATACGGCAAAAGCATTACAAGAGATTTCTAAAATAATCACAGATTTTAGGAAGAAGCAAGGTGCTATTAATGATTCATATCAACTGTTGGATAGCGATGATGTAGAAAATATTAAGAAACAGCTCGACAAGACCAAGAAGAACATTGAAGCTATGTTCAATAGCTTAGACTTGCATCAAAAACTGAAAGATGCAGGACTGTCTGAAGCCGAAGTGCAACAGCTGTTCCCCGGACTTGCAAAGACATTGGATGATGTTCAGAGAGGTATTGAGATTGAGTTTCAAACGAAGTATGCTGACACATACAAAGACCCGAATACTCAACAATACAAAGATTATCAAGATGCAATAAAGAAGATTGAGCAGCAGCGTATAAAGGAAAGCCAAGACCTTGTTGTGGAGCTTACAAAAAAATACAAAACACAGCTTTCAGACCAGTTGCAACTTGACCGCTGGTATTATGAGGAGAGAGCAAAGATAGCCAAAGCCAATCTTACAGAAGAGCAGAAAACGCAATATGAAGCAAATCTTCAAAAACAATATGAAAAGAAGTCAGATGAAAACGCTTGGAAGCAATTCCAAAATTCGGATATGTACATTTCCATGTTTGAGAATATTGAAAGTTCATCCACACGTATGCTTACTGCCATGCGTGATAAACTTGCGAGTTTGCGTGAGAACTTAAAAGACCTCCCTGCCGACCAACTGAAAGCCATAATCAAGCAACAGGAGAAGATTGACGAAATGATTTCCAAAAAGAATCCTTTCACAGGTCTTACTTCTGGAGTAAAAGAGTACATTCAATTCTTAAAGCAAAGGAAGGAACTTGAAGAAAAAAATATTAGAGCCAATAATGCAGTTGCATATTATACCGAACAAAAAAATATTCAATCAAATATTATTCAACAGAAACAACTGGAATACAATAAAGAGGTTGAATTAAACGGCGTTGGCTCTGCTAAGGCATTAAACTTGAAGTTGCAGCTTGAATATGAAAAGAAACAACTTGACATAATATAAAAGAAACTTGTAGCAGAAGGGGAAATAACTGAAGAAACCGCCGAACAAATCAGAAATGGTCAGAAATTAGGTAAAACCCTGTCCGATAAATTCAGCGAAATTGGGAATAATCTCTCTGAATTTTCATCCGGTATTACTGACGTAGCAAGCAATCTTGAAAATGTATTCGGTACAATGTCTGCCGGAACAGCAGATACAATTAGTAGTATCGCAGAGATTGCTGGAGGATTAGGTCAAACAGCAAGCGGAGTTGCACGTGCTATTGCTAATCCTGCTGATATTGGTGGTTATATCCAAGCTGTTGGGGGAATTGCTAAAACCATAGGAAGTCTTTTTAATATCAAGGACAAGAAGAAGGAACGTGAAATCCAACGGCAGATAAAGAATATAGAAACACTTGGCAAGGCATACGATGAGTTGAAGGAGAAAATGGAAGCCGCTTGGAGTGCAGACGACCTTCGCACACAGACCAAAGATACCGTAGCCAACTTAGACCAGCAGATAGCTTCCTATCAGGCTATGATTAAAGCCGAGCAGGACAAGAAAAAGACGGATAAAGACCGTATAAACGAATGGAACGATGCTATAAAGGAACTTGAAAAGACCAAGCAAGAAATCCTGAATCAAGAAAAAATTGAAATGGGAGGTATCGGTGGTGAATCCGAATACAAAGATGCCGCCTCTTCATTTGTTCAAGCGTGGCTGGACGCATTTAATGAAACCGGTGACGGGCTTAAAGGTCTGGAAGAGAATTTTGATGATTTCATAAACAATCTCTTCTTGAAACAAGCATCCATGAGAATTGCCAACAAATTCCTTGAACCGTTGTTCCAAATGATAGACCTTGCTGTTACAGAAGGTGAAGCAGCCATTGCAAAAGGATTTGATGGTAGTACAGACTTGACAAGGCAAGAAATGGATAAGATTGTCGAGGAAGCAAAAAAGCAATTCCCACAGCTTAGTGAAGCATTAGAACAGCTATACAATGCCCTTGGGATAAAAAATAATAAGACAGCCGAATTGTCTTCCCTAACCCAAAGCATTCAAGGTATAACTGAACGAGAAGCAGAAATTTTAGAAAGCCTGCTCAATTCTATCAGGTTCTTCGTCTCCCAGCAGACAACCGACATTTCCGCAATCAGAGCCTTGTTGGATGCCCGATACGGACTTGAAGCCGAATACTCCGATAGCAATCCTATGCTTGTCGAATTGAGGGCGCAGACTGGATATTTGGAAAAACTTAGTGACTATATTGGAAGGGTGTTCGCACCAAGCCCTAATTCTAAGGGACCAGCCCTTCGTGTTATAATGCAATAAAAATAAAGCGGTAGGATATTTTCTTACCGCTTTATTATACTTCTATTATTATTTACTTCCGTGGTCGTATATATCACCGAATTTAGCTTCTATGAATATAGGGTATATCACACAGTCCATTATTAGACATACGAAAGGGCGGTTATCGCCACTATATCTGAAAACAGCAAGTTCCTTAATATCCTCTGTGATTATTGCAGGAAGGGATGTTGGCCTCAACTGTTTAACTGGTATCATTTCAAAACCATACTGGTGTTTCCCGGAAATGTTTATATCTTTCCAAGTAAGACAGCACAATTTTTGCATTCTCGTTACAAAATCCTTGAACACACTATTATCACATCCTTTTAAAGATGTTTTCATATCCAAATACTTAAAGCAGAAAAGAGGTTCTTTGCTTCTCGCATCAACCTCTTTTTCTTTTAAATTAGGCTTTACATCTTTGCGCTTTAACTTAAACTTGCCACTCATTTATGCTTCAATTTGTGTTTTGAAAAACGACATCATTTTATCCCGGCTTATTACAGAGTTTATTTCCGTGGTTTTCCAAGGAGATTCTTCATGTGTCATTTTCATCAAGGCTACAGCAGAAAACTGGTTGTATTCCTCATAAACATTGTTGAAAAGTTCTTCTTCATCATCTGATAAAGATATACCTTCTTTTGAAGTCGATATAGAGTTGGATTCAAACGATTTATATTCCTTATATACAGAAGGGACAACCGGTCCATATTGCCAAGCAACAATATCCTCGTCAAACAATGGTGTTCCAAAATATGCCAAATGGAAACCTTGTTGGTAATACATCATCTTCTGCAATTTCAGATTTGATATAGTATCACCATGTTCCAAATCTGTTTTGGATACAATTTTATTTGCGATGTCTAATGCTTTGTATGCCATAATACTAATGAGTTATTTGTAAAAAAGCCCAAAGGGTAAGCATACCTATTATTCAAGGACAAGCTGCAAATACAGCTTTAAGGTATGCGTAGCCATGAGCGTAATTATTATGCAAATATAGAGGCTAAAATTTGTATTGCAATGGATTTCTTATTTAATTTATAGATGTTTAATAGCATATTATAAAAAACGCTGCGACAGTACACAACGCCCCAAAAGAAAGAAATCATCGCTACTTATACCTTCCTACCACTACTTGATTGATGCAATCGGCAGCAAATCCTACCAAATAAGCTTGTGCCTCATCATTGTAGAAATCACCTTTAACACCAATATCAGAAAAGACAACAGAAGATACATGAAGAGCCTCATGAGCTATGTCCTTAATTCCCATTTTTTGCTTTATATATACAACAACACCTAACCAATCACCGTCTTTTATCGAGGCTCTAAACGTAATAGCCTTGCATGATTTCAGCATATCCTCAACCTCTTCAGATTGTTCGATATAAAAAGCGCGCTCTATATCCTTAAAAGAACCTCCTTTTACAACCCATAGCTTACGTGGATATATGGTAAGCTCAAACTGATGTATCTGAAATTTACTGCTCATAGTTCCACTTTCACCTCAACCACATACTCTTTGCCAATTTCACGACCTAATTCATCGTAGGACACACGCCTAACAAATCCGACATCCGAAATCTGCACCCCGATTTCATCCTCAAATCCATTCAGAAGCCCGGCTATCTTGTCGTTCAATTCCTGCTTCTTTTGCTTTATCTCTTCAACGTCCATAGCCTTAATTATCCGCTTTCAAATAGATATTCTTCAGTTCATCTTTTCTCAAAGTACCATACTTTATTCCCCGGTCAATACGCTTCCTTGCATTGCCGTCCTTAGCCTTGTCAGTGTTCTTTGAGTTG